ACATTACAACAAAGATGGCACTGTATTTAAAGGCCAAGTGCATAAGATGCCAAATGGGCACATACACTCAGGTAAAACACATACAAAGTCATCTAAAAGGATTTTTCACTATGGTGAGTTGTCTAAAAAGGCACAAGCTACTGCAAGAAAGCAGAGAGGTAAATAATGGCACCAAAAAAGAAGAAAGACCCAAAACTTGTTAGAGCAGGTGTGTCAGGTTATAACAAACCAAAGAGAACACCTAATCACCCTAAGAAGTCACATGTGGTAGTAGCCAAAGAAGGAACCAAGACCAAACTAATTAGGTTTGGTCAACAAGGTGTTACCACAGCAGGTAAGAAGATGGACCCAAAGTCTAAAGCCCGAAGAAAAAGTTTCAAAGCGCGCCACGCTAAGAACATTAAGAAGGGTAAAATGTCTGCAGCATACTGGGCTAACAAAGTTAAATGGTAAGCTTTATATACTCCTGAGTTCTAATTATTAAGGGCTACCTCGTTAGGGCCAAGGCTCCGTAGTACGCTTTCGCAAGTGTCCAAGAGGTACCCTAATTGTATATGGAGATATCAACATATGGCAAATGAAACAAATAACAACACAGCAGCCAATAACACAGCTGATAATAATACCGCAGACGATGGTGGTAATTTAACAGCTATATTGGATACTGTAGAAGAATCTGGAGTGTTAGATATGATAATGGATGAACCATTACTTATGGCATTAGTTGCAGTAGTATTAGGTCTAGGTGGATACGTAGCCTACACAGTACCTGCAGTAAAAGAGTTAGTTTTTAAATACTTAAAGAATAACGAAGCTGAATTAATGGATTTATTAGACAAAAATTTATCTAAAGCTCAGATGAAAGCTTTTGAAAAGCTTGACGAGACTGCACAAAAGCATGTCAAAGACTCTTTAGTTCGAAATGTATTGATAACCGCTTGGGACGAGAAAGACGATGAATTAGCCGCATTGGTTAAATCTAAAGTCAAAGGCGCCCTAGACGAAGGCAAAAAACTTTGAACGTTGAAGAGTATGAAGAGCGATTACGTCAGAGAGTCGGAGAAGTAGAATATGCTAGGCATAAAGAGCTTGTCCGTCTTCTGGCGCGCAATCTTGCTCTTGAAGACGTGTTGTGGGAAGAAATTTCTCTACATCTTCGGGATGTACACAAGAGAACAGAGCTCCTGCGACAAAGAAATCAAATCGTTCGTGACATTCATACTGAATTCCGAGCGTTAAATATAGAAGTTCCTTCTTTAACAGAACAAAGAACGGAAGACTTCGCTAGTTTTTTAGGAGATTTAACAGATGACAGTGGAGATGAAGAATCTACAGAACGCGCTGACGGGAAGAAGCGCGTATGATTCAAAAGCTTTAGAAAGCATATTCGAAAAGGTTAGACAAGACAAGGGTAAAATGTTAAAATTAGTACGTGCATTTTGTGCAGCGTACTTAGTTGACCAAAAACAACAACCACTAAAGCTTAGACCACTACAAGAAAAGATTATAGTAGAAACTTTAACAGAAAGAAGTGATGGTAAACAGAAAAAAGTAGCAATATTGGCTCCACGTGGCAGTGGTAAATCGTTCGCTCTCTCTGTTGCAGTAGTTATCTACATGTTTTTTAAGAGATTTAGAGATTTAATATTCATTTTAGCGCCATCTGAGGACCAAGCAGCGCTAATTTTCAATTATGTTTATAGACATATGGCTGATAGCCCTGTTTTAGACAGTTTAGTAGAGAATTATAGGTTTCACAATAAACCAAGCATTATTATGAAAGGGGGTACCGTAATGAGGCGTGCTCCATTAGCGCCTAGTAATCAGGGGCAGGCCATACGTGGACAGCACCCTACATTCTGTATAGTCGACGAAAGTCCACTTATAGACGACAATTTGTTTATAGATAACGTAGAACCAGCGATAGTTTCAAATAGGGCCCCCTTCATAAATTTAGGTACACCAAAGTCAAAAGACAATCATATGTGGCGTTATTTGTATGATGATAATTATGCAGATGCGTTCACTAGATTGCATTTTACATGGCGTGATGCAGTGAAACCCGGTAATGCTTATAGCGCACCGTACACAGAGGAAGAAATGCTTGAGAAGATGATAGAATGGGGTGAAGATTCTATCTATTGGAGAACAGAATATGAGTGTGAGTTTGTAGAAAGTGTAGCAAATGTATTTCAACCAGAAAAAATAAAAGCATGTTGTGATGATTATGAGGTTCTTACTGCCGAAACATTGGCCTATGGAGAAAAAAGCAATTTACCTATCACTGTTGGTGTTGACATTGGTAAGTCAGTTAATTCTACTGTTATCTCTGGTTGGAGATTGGAAAAGGGAAAAGACAATAATATCGCAAGGCTTATATACATTGAAGAAATTAACGCTAGAACTGGCGGACACGACATTCCTTATCAACGTAGGAGAATCATGGATGTTGCACAGCAACTTGGGGCAGGTAGGGTTGTCATTGATGCTACTGGTATTGGTGGTGCGATTGAGCAAGATATTAGGATGGCGTGCGTAAATGCTTCTATACATTTTATACCGTTTGTATTTACAGGTGGACCTAAAGGTTCTAAAACACAAGCGTATAGAGATTATCAATCATTTATACAACAAGGTAGGGTTAGAATACCTAATCCAGACAATTTGGACAAAAATGCAGCAAAATTGATACAAAAATGGATGAGAGAGCACATAGACCTTGAATATACCATGGATGTTGCTAATAAAACTGAAAAGATATCTGCACCAGCAGGTAGACATGATGATTATTGTGATAGTAGTGTAATTGGTATACATGGAACTTTAGGTATGTTACCATCTGGTGGAAGCTTTGGTGGTTCTTCAATTAGTGCTAGTCCACCTAGAAATCGTCCTTCTAGAAGAACTAGGCAAGGATATAGCGGAACAGGCCTTTTTACTACAAGAAGACGTGGAAATAAGCTAAATAAGCCCGGTTTGAATGTATAATCGACACAAGCTTTATATACTATATAATCGTTAATATTAAATAGCCATGTCGTTAATAGACAATATTAGACGGCGATTCGCTACAGTTGGTAGCAATCCACCCGTGAAGGAAGACTCGCGCTCTTTTGGAGAAGGAGTTATTAGAAGAATTAGATTAGATAGTAAAAGCGGAATGAAATTTAAAAAGTATGAAGAACACATAGGTAGTCCTCGTACTTATATGAACGTTTATCTATCTGACCCACTTGTAAGAAGTTTAGTCGACTTACCTTGTTTTTACGCAGTTAAAGACCAATATGATATTGTTACTGACGACGATGACTTAAGAACCAGTATAGAACGAATGTTTAGAGATATAAACATTGAAAACACTCTATACAACTGGCTCCGTAACGCACGTATCTTTGGTACATCTTATTTAGAATGGACAGGAGACAATTTAGTTTTACGTTCTAGTCAAAATATGTACGTCCAAAGAGATGAACATGGTCAAGTTTTATATTATTACCAAGATATAGGTGACGATAAAGAAAATATCAGATTCGAAGAAGATGAGATAGTAGAACTTAAAAATAATCCATTTGATGATTATGCATATGGATTAAGCGATATTCATCCAATTCTCTATTTAGTAGATTTAAAAGACTACGCTGAAAGAGATATTGGTGCAGCATTAAATAAATACGCTACATCTAGATTTGATATTTCATGTGGTTTACCTGACATGCCTTATGGACCAGATAAAATAAATGAGGTAGTTGAAGCGTTTAACACATTAGAGCCCGGTGAAGATATTATTCACGGTAATGATATAGTTATAAAAGAATTACAAGGGACTCAAAGAGCTTTCGAATATGGAAAATATACCGATGACTTAATGGATAAAATCCATATGGCGCTTAAAGTACCTAAAACGATGTGGACAGACCCAGATAAAGCAAGACCTATATTTGAGCCTTATGTAAGATATTTACAAACTATGGTAGAGGCAGCTATGAATGCACAATTAATGCCACAGTTAGAAAATGGTGAAGCTAAATTCAAATTTAGGCAAATTAATGTTGATGATGCATTTACAAAAGCTAAGACGGATATGATATACTTATCAGAAGGAGTATTATCACCCGGTGAAGTTAGAGAAGAGAGAGGACTTGACCCTGAAGGAGCTACTGAGTTACAGATGGAAACTTCAGAAGATGTTAAAGAATCTCCACTCACAGATAAAAACGTAAATATTTCTGGCGGTAAAGACGAAGATAAACAAGAAGAGTCAGCCAGAGCACAAAACAGAGGTAACAAACCCTCCGCAAACGCAACAGGAGATAGAGCATGAGTTATAACAAATGTGTAACAAATGTTAGCAAATCGCTAAAGAAACGTGGTCTTGAAGACTATGAAGAAGTCGCTGCTTCGATGTGTACCATCTGGGCAGACGAAAATGGCGTAGAGCGGGAGTTTGGTAGAACCACATCACAAGAACCAAAACGTAGGTCATTTGGAATGAACTTACAAGAAGGTTCTGACTTTACACTTAATGAGGCTGATGATGGGGAAGCTACCGTAACTTTCCCAGTTATCGCCATAACATCCGGACCTCATGAATATGAGGATGAAGGAGTAGAACAAAAGGTTTATATTGAACCTAGTATGTTAACAAAAGCGGTAGATTCTTTTAAGGAACTACCAATTTATGTTGACCATCAACGAACACCTGAGGATTTAATCGGCATGGCTACTGACCCTGAGGTAATCGAGATGGATAATGGAAAGACTGCAGTCAAGATGTTGGCAACAATATCTAACAAATATGGCCGTGGTCAAGAAGCAATGGAAAAAGTGAAAGACGGGGATATGACACATGTCAGTATCGATTGGTTTTCCAACGATATCGATGTTATGGGCGATACATTCGCCACTAACATTCGTCCCACGGAAGTCTCATTCATAGACAATGAAAAGATGGACCCCGTCTGCAAGGAATGCACAATCGACAAAAAAGACGAATGTGCTTCACCTGAGTCTGATGATGACCATGACTGCGGTTGTGGTGGTCACGAAGACGCTTGTGAATGTACAGACGGGAAGACAGAGGTAGAAACTATGACAGAAGAAACCAATGTAAAATCCGAAGCAGAAGAAATTGTCGAGCGTGAATTCGCTTCCCTCAAATCACAGCTGGAAGAAGCACAATCTACAATCAAAGAACAAGAAAAAGCTTTCAAGGAAGCACAAAAGATGATTGAAGATTTCAAAGCAGCTGAAGAAAAAAGAGCAGAAGAAGAAGCAATCGCAAGAAAAAACGACTTAGTAAAAGCAGTTATTTCACGTGAAGTCTTACTCGGAACTCTAGAAGAGGACAAGCAGGAAACACGCGTTGAGGAACTATCCGCTTGGGATGAAAACAAGCTGACTGGATTCAGCGAAGCTTTGGCAGCAATGCCAGAGCCACAGCAAGTCGAGCGTTCATTTGGTAAAGGAAAAGCTAGCGAAGGCGAAGCAGTTCCTGAAGAAACTGAAAGAAAGTTCGGTGTAAAAATGGTTAATGGACGAATCGTCCTTAACAAAGAAGTACTAAGAGGTGACTAAAATGGCAACAGAAGTATTAGTAAACGATGGTGGAGCACCAGCACGTATACTTCCTTTCACAGCCGGTTCAGCCATCACCGCTGGTCGTGTAGTAACATTGGCCAACGATGGTGAGATTGACCACAGCGCAGTAGACGCACACAATACTCTTGGAGTTGCATTAACCGATGCAAGCTCAGGTAGTATTGCTTCAGTCGTTACTGGAAAGGGAGTTATTTTAAACGTAGCAGTCTCCGGAACCATGGACGAAGGTAAATTGTTGGACGTAACCGCTAACGGTGTTTTAGTAACCGGAACCGACGCAACTATCGCAGCATCAGGAACAACTGTAGCAGTTTGTCTTGAAACCGGCAGCGGTACAGGTGTCCGAATGGTCAAATGTTTAATGAGAAATTAAGGTGATTTAAATGGTTGATGCAACACCCGGTTTACTAACATCCTTGAACACTGGCTCCGTCAACGGCGGACTCGGTGAGCGAGTACTTATTGACTACAAAGATGCAATCATTGACTACAAGGTCACAGACCTACCAGCAATGCAATTCTTTGCAGACCCAATGACTACCGACACAGGAGGTAATATTGATATTACTTTTAACAGACCTAGCATGAAGCTAGAAAGAATAGAAGAAGGTAACACCCCTCAATACCAACACACAAAACTAAGGTCCGAAAGGATTTCAGTTAAAGAGTGGGGTATAGCAGTAGGTGTAACCCGAAGAATGATTGAAGACTCAAGATTCAACGAAATCGAAATGGCTTTGAACGAAGCTAGAAGAGCAGTTGACCGCCACATGACCGAACACGTAGTTAAGGTCGTTTTCGGTGGTTCAGCAGACTCTACATTCGGAACAATCGCAATCGATGCAAACACATCAGAGTCAGACATCACAACTTTTTCAACAAACCCATACGGTGGTTTCTTCGGTAGTGGTATGACCGCAGCCGATATTAACGCTACAGGTTCACGTTTGAATTCCTATGGTAACGAAAGTGACGATAGATTAATTCGTGACATGTACTACAAAGCCGCTGGAGGAGCACTTTCCGGAGGAGACGGAGAGTTCGCTTTGTCAGATGTTGTAAAAGGTATTGACAGAATTGCAACCCACGGATATAATGCATCTCACATCTTTATATCCCCAGCTCACTACCAAAGTTTATTAAACCTTGGTGACTTCGTAACTGCTTTCACAGCAGCACAAGGAGGAGTAGGTGGTGCAGGTGCAACAACAACCGCAGCTATGGCAGCCGGAAGCCCAGTCGCTCAAACAGCTTCAACTGGAGTTGTCGGAAGCTTATATGGCTTGGATGTTGTCGTCAATGCTTACGTACCATCAGACAGGTTTGGTATCTTCGACCTTTCCGTTAAGCCAATGGCTTACGTAGAGAGAAGAGCTTTAACAGTTGAAGAAGCCAACCCCGGATTCGGAATTGTCGGTTCATACATGTCCATGAGATATGGTTTAAAAATCGTCAGACCTGAAGTCGGTGCAATCTGTATCGCTATGGCCTAGTTGGCTAGCCTAGTTTTACAAACCTTCGGGGAGTAGGTTAAACTCCCCAACTTTATTATTGAGGTCTCATGGCTACTAGATATAATCGTAACTTAAAAAGTTTGCCTTTCAACGCAGTCAGGAAAGAGACCACTCTCTCTACAGGTACACCCGGACCAGCCGGACCAACAGGACCAACAGGACCTACAGGTGCTACAGGACCAACAGGACCAACAGGACCTACGGGTGCTACTGGGGCTGATGGACCAACTGGACCTACAGGTGCTACAGGAGCTGATGGACCAACAGGACCTACGGGTGCTACAGGAACTACAGGACCAACTGGACCAACAGGAAGCCCCGGACCAACCGGACCAACAGGACCTACGGGTGCTACAGGACCAACCGGTGCTACTGGAGCTGATGGACCACCGGGACCTACCGGACCTACGGGTGCTACAGGACCTACAGGACCAACAGGGCCAACAGGAAGTCCCGGACCAACTGGACCAACAGGACCTACGGGTGCTACTGGAGCTGATGGACCACCGGGACCAAACGGACCACCGGGACCTACCGGACCTACGGGTGCTACAGGACCTACAGGACCAACAGGACCTACGGGTGCTACTGGAGCTGATGGACCTACCGGACCTACAGGTGCTACAGGAGCTGATGGACCACCGGGACCAAACGGACCACCGGGACCTACCGGACCTACAGGTGCTACAGGACCTACAGGACCAACAGGACCAACAGGAAGCCCCGGACCAACTGGACCAACAGGACCTACGGGTGCTACAGGACCTACAGGACCTACAGGACCTACAGGTGCTACAGGACCCGGAACTATTGAATCTGGTCTAGATACAGAAGTTGCATTTTATAGAGGTAATGGTGTAGTTTTATCAGGTTCTGCAGATTTACAATTTGATTACGCAGATGGTTATTTAAACATGAAAAGGCCACCTGCACCAGACCTAGTATCTTTAACAGAAGCTGGAGATAGTATAACAATAACAGTTAATAATGCGACAGCAGTAGGAGCTACAGGTAGAGTAGAGTATGTGGCAATATATGCTTCTTATGTACAAGCAGGTGCTGCAGCAGGAGATTATGGTTTGATTGCTTTATTATCACAAGCTCAAGTATCAGGTCAAACATCTATTACATTATCAGATAATGCCTACACATTAGTAGGTAAAAATTATTACAAAGTTTATAACATTTACAATGGTGTTTATAGTTTAGCAACTTCTAATGATATAACACCAGTTAACACTGTAAGCGACGTTTCAAACCTTACAGTTTCTGAAGGATTACAATCATTTACAGTTAATTACGATATTCCCGATGACCGCAGATTACAATCAGTTAGTATATTCAAAGATGCTGCTGCTTCAGCTGCAGGAACTAGTTTAGGTAGCGCAAGCCTTATAAAGACTGGACTCGGAGAATCATATACATATTATGTACCAGATGCAGACATAAATAAATACCATCAGTTCTGGGTATCAAGTACAACGAGGACATCATGAGTTTAACACCTAAACAAGAAATAGCACTTGCAAACTATACTGAACAAATAGAAATGATAGAAGAATCAGAAGAATTAATTGAACAAATGGAAGAGTTATATACTATATTAAAAAATAAAAAACAAAGACTGGAGGATATAAGAGATGGCCAGTGAAGTACCATCAACTATGGTTTCGTTATCACATACTAATGTAAATTCTACATATAGTGAAAATCATTTCGTATCTACATCTGTTGGTAGATTTTTAGTTATGGCTAAATCTTATGTGGCCGATGGTAACTATGTAACTAGACATTCACCTGATTATGGGAGACACCCTATGCATAGAGGTATGACTGCTCATGATGATTTAGTATGTATAGCAGGATGGGGTTATGGTTGTGGTATTTTTAGAATAAATGATGATGGTTCTGTAACAGAAAGATTACAAATTAGATATCCAAATGCGGCTTATGATGCTTCAAATCCTACTGATGGAACTAGAACTTATGCTCCGGGCTCTACAAATTACGAAACAAGTGCGGGCTCTTTAGGAGAAGGTAGATACTGGACAAGCGCAGAATGTATACCTGATAAAAAACATTTTGTTTTAGGTGCATATACTACCGGTAAAGGTTTGGTAGTAATAGACTACTCTGGTATATATGCTTCAGGTAATTCAGATATTTCAGTCACTACATATACAGAAAATAACTGTAATTTAAAATATGCACAATTTGGTGTATCTTATTTAGGTGGTGTAGGAGTTTCACCTAGAGAATCAGGCACTAATAATCACTGGGTATGGTTAGGTAGGGGAAACAGTAATGCACCAACTAACGAAGTTATAACAAGATATGATTACGTTAATGATGTTTATGAAGCTTGGAATGTATATAGCGCTCGTTCTACATCACTTAGATACGCACAACCATACTATGATGCTCAAAAGGACACAATGGTATATAAAGTATATTCTAATGGTAATACTATGCTAATATTTGATTGCTCTACAGATGCTGCAAATCCGGGCGGAATAGGGACTACTGGTAATGTAGCTGGAGCTACAGATGGTTCTTATCAACTTAATGAGACATCAATATCAATGGGAGACGACCCACGTGGTTTTGGGTATACCCCTTACGTAGCAGCTTCTGGTGGAACAGCTTCTGTAGTTACAGTATCAAGCAGTGCTACACAACAATATAACGATGTCATTTCAATGGGAGAACATCGCATTAGAAGAATAAAAACTGACAGATGTATAGGTGTAGCTGGTACTACATATAGCAGTACACCCGAAGTGCGCGATTGGGCATCTAGAAATAATAATGGTAATAGCTTTACTTGGAATCCTTACAGGGCATGGCCTAATGCAGCTGATAATACTTTTGCGTGGTTTGGTAATGCTCTATATGGAGGTTATGGGGGTAACGGAGTTTCAGCAAGTGGTGCTGGAGGTCCCGGGCTTGGTTGTGATGATACATATCCTAATAGAGCTCATATTGATGGTTATCACCCTGATTTAGGTTTTACTTTTGTTCCATACTATGGAGACAGAGGTTATATAGAATATATGACACAAGCTTGGTTTGACCAAGAAACGGGAACTATTGTAGCACCTTTTAGCGAAGGTACAGCAACTTGGGATACAACAGGTGGGAATCCACTAGAATATGATTACAATTGTATACCAGTTAGAGTTAGAAGTGGGGGTGGTACATATTATTGGGTATATGCTGGATATAGTAATGGTGACGGAAGTTATGTTTATGTTTTTTCTGACGACAAAGGTAAATTATTTCATCCTACATATAAAGTAGCATGGGGACCATTTACATTAGATGGAAGTGCTAATATAGGTTCTATAGAAATAGGTAACATTTCAAACACAAACAGTGCTACGTTCGATGGCACTGGAGATTCATACTTATTTCCATTTACTATACCATCAGATTGCTCTATGTCATTTGAAGTTTCTAATAATGGTGGCTCAAGTTGGGAATCTTACACATTAGGAACTCAACATATATTTAATACCGTTGGAAATTCTGCACTTTTTAGAGTGAATGCTACAGGTACTAAATGGAAACACCCCTATTCACTTATGCAAAACACACCATTTGTTAGAATAAGTGGAATAGATTATCCTCAACCATCAACAGTGTCTGGCCGAGGTATTATAAATAGTGTTGGGTCTGGTAGACTCGGAGGTACTTAAATATGGTGCAGGCAAGTGGTGAATCAAGAACATTAAGAGACGTTCGAGTAGAATTAGATATGAACAGTAATAAAATTACAAATGTTACTGACCCAACGAGCGCACAAGATGCGGCAACAAAAGCTTATGCAGATAGTTTAGTTTTATCTGGTCCACCCGGACCAACCGGACCAACAGGACCAACAGGAAGTCCCGGACCAACAGGACCTACGGGTGCTACTGGAGCTGGCGGACCACCGGGACCAAACGGACCACCGGGACCTACCGGACCTACAGGTGCTACTGGAGCTGGTGGACCACCGGGACCAAACGGACCACCGGGACCAAACGGACCACCGGGACCTACTGGAGGTGATGGACCACCGGGACCTACTGGAGATGATGGACCACCGGGACCTACTGGACCGACAGGAAGCCCCGGACCAACTGGACCAACAGGACCTACAGGTGCTACTGGAGCTGGTGGACCACCGGGACCAAACGGACCACCGGGACCTACTGGAGGTGATGGACCACCGGGACCTACTGGACCTACTGGAGATGATGGACCACCGGGACCTACTGGACCAACAGGAAGCCCCGGACCAACGGGACCTACTGGAGGACCGGGACCTACTGGACCTACAGGTGCTACTGGAGGTGATGGACCACCGGGACCAAACGGACCACCGGGACCTACTGGACCAACTGGAGGCCCCGGACCAACTGGACCTACGGGTCCTACAGGACCTACAGGTGCTACTGGAGGTGATGGGCCACCGGGACCAAACGGACCACCGGGACCTACTGGACCAACTGGAGGTGACGGACCACCGGGACCTACTGGACCAACTGGAGGTGATGGACCACCGGGACCTAGTGGAGGACCGGGACCTACTGGACCGCCGGGACCTACTGGAGGACCGGGACCTACTGGACCACCGGGACCTACTGGACCACCGGGACCTAGTGGTGGTGGTGGTACTCCTGCAGGTTCTTCAGGTAATTGGCAGTATAACAACGGTGGTTCTTTCGGAGGAATACCAGAAACTAATTATAACACAGGTCCTTCACCAAACAGAATAGAAATAGATGGTGCAAACTTAAAACTATTTGATGATAGTTACGTATTACTTGGTAATGGTAATGACAGTAAAATAGGTCTTGATAATGCTAATCTTTACGGATATGGAGCTGGAGCTGCAATATGGAGACATTCTGCAGATGCTGACGCAAAACCACTTGTAATAGAAGGTTATCGTGATATATTCATGAACATGGATGCAGACACTGAAAATAATGGTGATTTAATTATTGGTTATGGTGCAAATACTGATGCCAGCCACGAAGATATATTAAAAATAAATAAAGATGGGGTAACCTTCGAAGGAGCAACGAATACTATAAATCCAGTATCAGGTACACCCGGTATAGCGGCCACAGTAGATTATGTAGAAAGTATAGCAATATTAGTCTGTGAAGACCCAATGTTTACTTGCGTAGGACAACCATTTGTAGTAGATGTAATAGCTAATATGAGGCAAATGGTTTTCACAAAAGGAATATTAACGAGTAACCCATGAGAATATTAAAATCAACACAGTTACCAGATGATTTCTGGGAAGATTTACCCAAACACACTAAACTTATACCAGTAACTGGAGACTGGAGTCATATACCAAAAGAAAGAATATATAAGAAAAACACATGCCCCGGTTGTGAACATTGTAAAAAAGGAATGAAAGATGAAACTAGTAAAGAAAAACAAGTATGTAAAGAAGAATAATGGTCCTACCTTCGGGGCTGGACTAATGGTTAAAAATGAAGAACATTGCATTAAAAGATGTATAGAATCTTGGAAGAATGAGTTTGACTATTTTGTCATAGTAGATACAGGTAGTGACGACAATACATTAAAAATAATTAAAGAACTATTAAAAGACTATCCGGGTGAAATATATCAAGATGAATGGGTCAAAGAAGGTATAAATAGAAATCGTGTCTGTGATAGATTAAATGAATTAGATTTTTTAGATTATTTAGTGGGGGTCGATGCAGATGATGAGTTTTTATTCAAAGACAACTGGAAAGAAGAAATAAGCTCTACAAACCATGACATGTTTAATATAATTATGATGTCTGAACGGGGCACTCAAACTATACCTAAAATAAGAACTAGAGCGTGTACGTTTCGGTTCGACGATAGGTTCTCAGTTCATTGTTTATACGGACCTACTACACCCCAAACAAACACAAATGGTTTACTCAAAAAAGTATCATTTATACATCATCAAGATGGTGCATCACACAAACAACCTACAAAAGAAAAGTACCTTAAATACTCAGAAATGATAAAAGCTGACATAGCAGAGCATGGTGATATCCCTAGAATGTATTTCTATTTAGGAGACAGCTTAATGTTGGCGGGGGAGTACGATGAAGCCAAAAAAGCGTTCGAAAAACGCATAGCTTTGAAAGGCTGGGATGAGGAGGTTTATTACAGTATGCTTAATATAGCAAGGATTAATAAAGACCCCTTATATTATAGAGCTACAATAGAGCATAGCCCTAATAGACCAGAAGGCTATATAGAGCTTATATATCTATATAGAGATAGAAGGGAACTTAATAGAGCTTATGACTGGCTTAAAAGAGCTAAAATGTTAACAGTAAGTAATGATTTTAGATTATTCTACAATCCTCTTTTGATTACAGAAACTATACCTAGATTAGAATACGAACTTGATAAAGGTTTATTTTTAGGTCATGGTTAGTAATCAATGCAAAGCTTTAAATAGTAATAAAGCTTATCATTTATAATGAAGCCTGAAGAGCGTGACGAGCTTCTTATTCGTATGGATGAAAGAGTTAAGACTGTATTTAACAGAATGGAAAAGTTCGAGACTCTCTTCACAAATCATTTACACCACCACGAAATGTGGGAAGATGATATTAAAAGGCAAGTGCGTTGGTTAGTTGGTGTAGCTCTAACTGCAGCAACTGGTGCCGGCGCATGGGGGATGATGTAAGATGCCACTAGATATAACTTGGAACGCAAATATAAGAAATAGAACCCGATTGTTAGCAGGTTCAGCTCCTGAAGAGATTGATGTACCAACATTAGATATAACTTTAGATATTGCAGCAGAATGGTTCGAAGAAAACACAGGCTTTACTTACACACTCAACGAAAATAATACTTATGATAATGCAGTAATGTACTACGCTTGTTATTTATTATGTATGGTACAAAATGGTGTTGGTATAGAAAGAATACAAATAGGAGATACTTCTGTATACTATGACAATACTGATTATATACACTTCAAAGAGTTAGCAGAGCAACAACTTGTTATGAAGATGGGTCTTAGCATTAAGACTACTACCTACAACGCCAACCCTTACACTGGACGAGTCAATTGGGATAAAAACGTTAAAGGTATTGATTCTACAAAAACAATGTATCCAAAACCTCGAGGTGTTAATTATGACTGAGGTGGGAATTTGGCTAATGAATTAAGTCCTTTAAAACCGGGTCATATTAATATGGGCAGAGCCCTACGGTCTCTTGAACATAAAACAGGTTCAGTAAGAAGATTAACATTTGAACTACCAGAGATGTATGCTAAAGATAGTTATGGTGTTGAGACAAGCACTCTTAAACTACCTAAAATAAACATACCTTCTTTATTAGCTAATGTTCAACCAGTAACTACAAAAAACTATCAGTTAGCAAAAGAGGGTAGATATATTACAGGTGCTGCCAGAATATATCTTCCAAATATGCAAACTATTTTAGCTAGTACTGTTTATAGTGCGGTCGGCTCTCCTAATAGTAATAATGTACAGCCATATCAATGGGGTAAAATACCAAATGGTAATTCAACTAGTCAAACTCAATTTATGCATTTTTTTAGAGGATTCGATGGTTTGATGGATGGGGTATTTTATGATGAAGATGCTGAGATTTGGAATTCTCAATGGGCAATAAATCAAGTAGGGACAACAAATTGGGATGCTAGTACAGATTATTCAAGTTTTCTTGGTAGTGATTGGGCGCCCTTTTCGAGTGGAACTACATTAACTTCTGATAATGAAAGTGTTACTATATCTGTTAGTGGTCAAAGAAGTAATACTGGTACAGTGCTTTGGCTTCCGGGAGAAAGTCCAGCAACATTTTTAGCAGATAGAGTCAGTTTCGATGTACAATTTGGTGGTGATGATGCAAACGAATTTCAGGTACCGCAAAATGACAGCCAAGGTTTAGATTTTCTTGTAGCGGTGGAACAAGGTGGTAGTGCTTACAATTATATAAAATACACAATGGATATGACTTCAGGTTTTAGATTTAACGCTGGTATGTTTTTGAGATTTGATTATCCGCTCACTTCTGGTTCTGTAGGGACATTCTACAATAGTGCTAGACCAATTAATTCATGGTATAACAGGAATCATGCATCTCCCGATGATTATCCTCGTGGTATATCTTATGCACCGGCTAATATTACCAGTAAAATAACTATGGAGCAGACTCCCACCGCAGGTGCTTTAAATACTTCTGGTTCTTTTACATGGAATAAAGCACAAACAGGTGGTGCTGTAATTTTAGGTTGGAAATTTAAATGTAATAGTACCAATGAACCCGCAGGAGGTTTGACAGTGCTTAAAATAAAAAACATTAGATTTTATAGAAGTTTACCATGGTCGGTACATTCTGTTCAAGAACGTAAAGATGACTATACGATTTTAAACTGTGTTAGAACAGATGGTGATTCAATGCATAGACAGGAGGTGTACAGCGAACAAGTACCAGAACTATGAAACAAAAATTTATATTTGATAAAGATTACTGGGATAATTTACATCCTGATTTACAAAGAGCTATAAAAGATAGCCCATATGTGGAGTTGACTATAAATGGCTAATCCAGACCATCTTAACGTAATAGAAAGAAAGTTAATTGATAACTTAAGATTAGGTACATACAACACGACATCAGGCACTGCTAGTGCTTGGACTAATGGTAACGTAAAGGTCTTTGGAAGCTTCCCAGACACTGAACATGCTCAATACCCTTGTATAATCGTACAACACGTCGCAAACGGGCTAGAAACGCAATTCTTTGGACAACAAATGGGCGCTACTGAGATAGGTGAGCTCTATGGTGTTGGATATGACCTTTATGTAGCTGTAGATGCTGATAGTGCGTTTACTGTTAATGGTGCAGTATACAAAGGTAGAAGGTTACATAATTATCTTATGCTTAATACAGCAAACGTTATTATGGATACTGATTTTTCTTCAACTAATACAGAGATAGTAGAAAGACACTATTCTGGTTTCAGAGATATAAGATTTGACCCTAACACAGAAATATATTTTGCTACTTGCTCAATGATAGTAGTATTTAAAAATACTAGACCGGTGTGATATAAATGACGTTATTAGAGAACGTAACTGGTCAATACTTCAAATCATTATTTTCTAACATAGAACCTAGCGCTAAAGAATCATTGTCTGAAACTGTAGTAGGTTTTTCTCCATTTGTTCCCTTTAGTAAATCATTTGGCCTTAGATTAGCTAAACAAGGAGACCCTACATTATTATTACCAGACGATTTAAAAAAAGACCCAACCTTTATGGAACAAGTTTCTATTTATGAAGACAGAACTGGAGACCCTAAACCCCCAGTTACAGATGCATCTAAAACAGTAAAGTCTTTTGAAGATAACCCTCAACTTAAAAATAGTACAGAACAAATAGCTAAATTGTTAAGAGAAGCTTCTGTTTTTGCATTTGGTGAATCTGATGTTCTTAGAAGTAATAAAAGATATGTTGGTGAAGTAGCATTCGATATAGTTGCTAAAGATATATTTAAAAGATTACCTGAGCAATATCAAAAAGACATATTTGATATAGGACTAGGTAATGAAAAAATAGAGAAAAAGGGATTTCACATATCTTTCGATGTAGGTACGAGAACTGAACAGAGTAGAAGTAAACTACATACATTTTTATTATCTCTTCAACAAGCAGGTATGGACGAAGATGTATTAAGAAGCGTTGGTGGTGCAGAATTAACTATAGCTAGAACAAAACGAGTGCAAAAATTATTTGAACAATATTCTACTGATGGTTTAGATGTAGAAAAAGCATTTATTAAGGGTGCTAAAAAATTTGTAGCTGATTTAAATGCTCCATTGAAACAGATAAGAAAAAAAATCAAAGATATAGAAACTGCAGCTAAATTAACTGAAACTCAATTAAAAGAGAAAGTAGGTCTAGGTGATGCTGGTTATAGTAAAAGTGTTATTTATGAAATTAATCAGGCGTTACGTCGTGTATTTGACATGTCTGTTGAAGAGGGTTGGAAAGGAAAAAACACATATCTTTATACAGTTCCATTAAATACACCCACATTTACTGGTCAAGGTGTAGCAGCAATAGGTGTTGAAAATAGAAATGATTTATCTCAGTTGAAGTTTGTATTACACAGTTCGTCTATGATTGTTGATACAACTATCGCTGGTGGACAGGAGGCTATAATTCTAGAACATGCTGCTGGTTTATTAGGAATAGAATCTGCAGCCTTGAATAATCAGTGGCAAGAATACTTAACATTAACAAGTCAAGAATATATAGCAGGTATTTATCAATCTAAGTCTATGGGTCAAGCTTTTGACCCATCTGCACCTATAGCTAATTCTATTTCTGGATATGGTATAATGTCTCAAGTGATGACCAATAAACAACTGACAGATGCTATTTTAAATTCTTTTGAGGAAGTAAAGGGTCCAATGGCAAAACAAGCTGCTAAAGTATATACAAAAATAATAAATGAAGCTAACAATTTATCTAGAGCATGGCAAATGAATAGTGCTAAACACATATGGAAGGGAAATTTCGACCAATTTCAATTTGGTATGGCTGATAATAGAGGTGAAGTTTGGAAAGGTAGTAATTATTGGACAGATAGAATAGGAGAAGGTATGGTGGTTTCTCCACTTATAGGAAGTTATAGCCAAGCAACTAGTTATAATATATTCAAAGATAGAGTAACTAATATAGGGAGACGCCTCTAATATGGCTATTCAACAAAAGCTTTATATAGTAAGACATGGTAATTAAATACACGAGTGTAGTGTAATGTCTAAATAATAGGAGAAATAAAATATGGCATATTTCCTAGGTCGAGATGTAGACGTGTTCTTGACAACCGAAGATACAAACGGAATTTATGTGAATTCCGGGACAGCAGCAATATCCGCTGGTACCTCCGCAGGTGCTGGTGAGGTAATATTCGCTCTTCCTTTAGCTTCAGGAACGCACGCAGATGGCCGCGTAACAGATGTAACAGGTGTGGACCTGTCCATTGGAGCTATAGATGAAGATATAACTTACTTCGGTCTACGCTCTATCACAAAAGCAGAAATCAAGAAAGAAACCACAGTGACGCTAACAACTAAATCGTCAGATATGGTTTATGATGCAGTATTTAACTACCCAGCTAGATATGGTGTAAGTTCAAGTACTATATTTGAAGGTTTAGAAGAACCTACAGTAAAACACGGATACAGACTTCACGTCCAATTAAAATCTGGAGAAGAAGTATTTTCAGTTCGTGGAGCATGTATTTCAGCTCATACAAAAACTTTGAATGCAGATGGAACTACAGAAGAAACTTTAGAGTTTATGTCTTACGTAACTCCAAAGATTGCTCAAGCCGCAACAGTTACCGCTATAAACGATAGCGAATTATAAGCGGAATAATTTTAAGAGTGGGGGCATGATGTCCCCATTCTAACCAATGAGGTAAAAAGAATGTCAGAAGAAGTATGGACAATGGAAGAATTAGTAGCACTCACTGATGAAGTGCAAACAGAAGAGTTAGAGTTTAGAGGAAAGAAAGTCAAGTTCCAATTTTGTGAACTTACAGAATCTGAAGAACCTAAAATGAAAATGCCCGATGAGTCTTTGCCAGAAGAAGAAAAGATGGCTATATATCAAGAAATCGGAGCAAACCGTGTAAAGAAGATGCTTGAAAAAGCAAACGCAAAAAACCCTGACGGTGATGTTTTAGAAATCGCTATGTGGGATAAATTACCAACAACGTTGAGATATAATATATCTAACAAAATATTAGGCGTCCAAGAGGAAGTGAAAGAAAATTTTACTCTCTGATGCTGGACACGCCTGATGCGGTATTAGTTTACATTCCCCTAATGAAGGGTTTGGGGATGAGTTGGAATGAAATAAAACAAACGTCTAGAGCCGAGCTCGAAGGTTTGTTAGGTGCAATGTACGAACATGAAACTTTCCATTCTATGGATGGATATAATGATGATGATATAACTGAAATGAGTAAAAATCGCCCCGAAGTAAGACAACAATACCATCGTTATCTTGAAACACGTCGCAAATACGATGATATGTTAAACCGAAAGAGGGTGACAAGTTTCACAGGATTGATGAAGTAGTATGGGTGTAGCAGGTCAAATTTTTGCAGCTCGCGTCGCCATCGGATTGGCAATTCCTAGTCCAAGGGCTCTTTCTGAAACTGGTGGAGTTTTAGTTAAAGGTATTTCAGCTATATATGGTCGTCTAGATAAGAAAAGAATCGAAAATCAAAAAAGAAGAGTTTCAGATGCAGAGGCAGAATTAAATGCATCTAAAAAGGCTTTAGCAGATACATCTTCAAGTTTTGGTGATACAGTAGCCGCTAATTCACAAAAGGCTGTAAAAAAGCTTATGTCTGCTGGAGGTAGATTACATGAAGAATTTAGAAAATATGGTGTAAGTGCTTTCAGTAAATTGAGTGAAGCTATATCTAAAGACACAAGTAAAGCTTTGAGGTCTGGTATAACTAAAGACATGTCTAATTCGCAAAAGGTCATGAAGATGACCGAAAACTTTGCTAAGATGACTAAATCTCAACAGAAAGAAATCATAGATTCATCTGCTAGAATATTAAAGACGAAAGAAAGAGCACTAAGGTTAGCAAAAAAGTCTGCTATAGCAGAAGCCAAAAACGCTCAAAAACAATTTGAAGCAGGTAAACTAACTGAAGAGCAATATACAAATACAATTAATTCTATCAATGAAAATATTAAAAGAAAGGAAGAAGCAGTAGCAGTTGCTAAAGAAGAAAAAGAAATCATAGGTTTAATAGCTGGCTCTATTAATACAGAGTACAACAAAGCTATGGAAGACATGGATAAGAAAGAGAAAAGAGTTACTAAGAATAAAAAGAAACTAAAAGATGAAACTCAGAAACTCAAAGACATGTTTTCACAACAGTCTCAGAAAGCAAAAGAACTAGCTAAAACTATAGCAGTAAACGTTAACGGAGCTACTGAAGCATATTCTGATGTTTTAAGAAATACCATATCTGTATTAACTGGTTTCTTTTACAAGCTCAATCAAAGCACACAAGCTCTAATAGAGTTCGAACGTGAGCTCTTAAACGCAAACTCTGTTTTTAACGTAACCAGAGATGATTTATTTGCTACAGCTGATGTTATTACTAACTTTGGTCAACAGTTTGGATTAGAAATGCAGAATGGTGCTACAGGTTTGTACCAATTAGCTTCGGCTGGTTTAGATGCTGAAGAAGCGCTTAAGGTATTACCTGAGACATTGAAGCTATCTATGGCTGTACAAGGTGACCATAACACGATATCTAAGCTAACTACACAGACAATAGCTGGTTTTGGTATGGAAATGGACGATGCAGCCCTTTTGACAGATAAGTTTGCGCATGCTATCCAGAAATCTTTGATTGAGTATGAAGATTTATCCAGTGCTGTTAAGTTCGCTTTACCTTTCTTTACTGCGACAGGGCAAAGTATCGACCAATTATTGGGTGCTCTACAGATTTTGACTAATAGGGCTTTAGAGGCTGGTATTGCAGGTCGTGGTTTGAGACAAGCTCTAGCAGAGTTCGCTGAAAACGCAGACAATAACGAAGCAGCGTTCGCCAAGATGGGTATATCTATTAGAACAAGTACAGGTGAAATGAAGCAATTAACCGAAATAGCCGCTGAATTTGCTCAAGTTGTAGGTGAAGACACCGTAAGCAATACAGAGCTTCTTTCTGCGCTTATTGATGACTTGAATGTGCGTGGTGCTACGGCATTTGTCCACTTAGTTCAAGCGTCTGACGAATTCACTGAAGCTGTGAGAAACACAGAAAACGCTGGTGGAGAGTTAGACGAAATGGTTCGCATACAGAATGAATCTATGTCTGCTCAGATTCAAATATTAAAGAATAATGTTTTAGCTATGTTTTTCTTAAGAGATGCTGCTTTTGAAGGAACTGAGTTTATGAACGGTTTCCATGAAGCAATTGTCACTACAATCAGAACGTTGAGTGATTTATTAGTAATACAGACTGAGAATGGTTCACAGTTGACCGATTTAGGTTTAACACTCAGGGATGTTGCTATCAACGGAGTGCAGCAAATGGGGCTACTACTCAAGGACTTAGTAGAACTAATCAAAGACTTTTCTCAAGCAGGTATAGTAAGCACCGATATGTTGAAAGTATATCTTGTACCATTTAAAATACTTTTAGGTATAGTGAAAGCATTAGGTCCTGACCTAACTAGATTGATAGTTACCTTTTACGTTTATAACAAAGCTTTAGCATTAAGTAGAATATCACAATTATTATTTAATAGTACAATGTTGGATGGAATTAAATCAGTAGGAGCTTATATTGGTTCTTTAGTCTTGTTGACTTTTACTAAACATAAAAATACAAAAGCAGTCAAAGCAAATATACTTATGAATTTCGTTTATCAAAAAATGTTAAAAAGAGGTTTAAGCTGGCAAGCAGCTACAACAGCTGCTAATTATGCACTCGGAGCATCTCTAGTAGTAGCAACGGCCGGACTTATATTATTGATACCTTTAGGAATAGCATTTGTTAATTGGTTAAGAAACGCTAAAGATGAATCGTTTATCTTTGGTCAAATACTAGGTAACACAGTTGAAGCAATAAAGGCTTTAGGTCTAGCTATAATAAATTTATTTGTACCCGGCGAATCTGATGCTATGGGTGAGTTCTTCTTTAAACTTGGAATGTTCATCAATAATACTATACTTGCTGTACATGCTTTAGGAAAAGCTATTAAAGATGCATTATCCGGTGGTTTTGATTTTGTGGGAGATATATTAGGATTCCAAACAGGTGGTATGATGCCATCTTATGCCACAGGAGGTATGGCTTTAGTGGGTGAACGCGGCCCAGAGCTAGTTAAACTACCCGGAGCAGCACAAGTTTTAAATAATACAAAGACCAATAGTATTATGAATCGTGCTTTTGATGATGTTTCTACCCCAACAGGGGCAGTTAACACACCTACAACACTAAGAGATGTTAAAATAGTAGGAGCTTCATTAAGTCTCGATACATTTAAAGGAGGAATGTGATGGTAACGGTAAAAGACAACCACTTTTATAGAAAACAAGTAGTTACTCAAGCAGTAGCTTTAAAAAGTCAATTTAAAGACTTACCCGCAGGCACAGAAGATATGCTTACTATACAGGGTGGAATAGACGCTACTTGTTATGCATTGAGTGGAACTGTACCCACTGCTCCTAAATTTGGTCAATATGAGTTAGATGGTGGTGAATTACAGATATATGTATCTGGAGTGAATATGAACACACAACCAATAGTTCCTAAATTAAACTTATACAAATTTAATACAGACATAAATATTAAAGAAGGTGGTGTAACATTAGCTAAATCTGGAAGTACTACAGTAGGACATAAATTAAATGTTTATGTAGGAACTATGGATGCAGACAACGTGCTTGTAGAAGAAAGTTTTGATGGTACCGATAAATCACTAGGAGAAGTTCAACTCTTCCAAAATCAAACAAATTCTACTGTAACATTATCAGATGCGTATATGTCTGTTTCTGATGCTGCAGATAAAATATGGACCGGTGGAAATAAATATCCGGGATATGGTAGCGTAGAAACAAATCTTAAAAAATACTTTTCAGATGATGATAAAGTAAGAATCGTACCAGTTCAGAAAAATAGACCAAAGGGTACATGGACTACCAGAATAGACAATAGACCTGATAAATGGTCTATATATGTACCATATTGGAAGTTTAAAGATATAGTTGGAGTTTTACAGTTTGAAAAAACTAATCCATCTACCAACAACCCAGATACAGAACCTGAACCATCAGAAAATACAACCATCCTAAGTAATTTCTTTTCTACACCAAATGTAAATAATCCGTACAGTGCAGACACAAACAATTCTTTGATAATGAGTTCAATTAGTTTGAGTACAGAAAAATCTAAAACTGGACCACAATCTTTAAGATTTTATCATTTATTTGATTTTAACAGAAGACTAGTAGAAACCAATAAAAGGTTTGGAGATATTGGATGGGCACCACAAGTTGCTAGAGCGTCTTTAACTCCTATACCATTTCCATGGCCAAACAATTTTGGTAAGGGTGCTACACGAAGAGGTGATAACAGAGCAACCGTGCCGATGATAAATATGTCTATGAATATTAATAAAATGGCCCCTGCAGTTTATATAGATGCATCTGACGTAGGTTCTGCAGGTTTGAACACGGCTCATAGTTACTACAAACAAGCTACTGTTTCTGAAGGTACAACTGGTATGGGTGCTTTACAAACATTCGCTCGTTCAGTTGCTATTACATTTTCTAACTATGAACCTAAAAAAGAACATACTACACTCGATAAATTTTTAGCATATGGTATGGATAGATTTTATTCAGGTACTACTACCGAAAACATAGTAGGAGGTATAGCTTTTATTAAAGCTGCAAATGGTGCAGATTTGAAGAAAGGAATTAACAATGATTATGCATTTGCGTTCCCGATAGCTGTAACTAAATATGGACAATCATCGGGAGTCACACTAGACACTATACAAGAATCCGGCTCTATGTTTAAATTCACAGGAACTGACACTAATAATGACGATGCAAATAGTACTATGAATGCCTTTATAATGGCATATGATTCAGTAGCGACAGAAATTGATGTTACAGATGTTAAATCTACTAGTCCATATAATTTAGTGCCAGTCAAAGAAGGGAATTTTTTCAATATGAATTTTTGTTTCGACCCTACACAATATATGAATGTACAAACTAATAGTAGAAATCCTTACAATAAAGCAAATGGTGTTGCTGGAGATTATGTAACGAATAGATTGGGAAGTCCTTTGAGAGTTTATTTCACTGAGTTAGCAGCTGATGAAGGTGATACGAATAATGACCCATTGGCAAATGTACCTTATATAGATATTCCATTTCCGTGCTCTGGAGCTAACGCTGCAGCAACTTCATTGTCTAACAATTACAACTTTATGGGTAATGGAGGTATAGCTGGTGTAGCTAGTGGTTCTTTGTGGCCTTATTGTATGACAGTATGGGTTAATAATCATAGATATTTTACGAGTTATGACCCTATCACCCAAGATACATTTTTTGCTATTGATACTGACGAAAAGAAATATTTTTCTAACGGTAGTGGTGGTTCTCAAACTGTAAATGCTCCTACTGATTATCAAGGGTGGTCTGCATCAGGGTCTGCTATTGAAACTGAACTTTTCATAGATAGTATATCACTTAAAAACTTCAATTACACAGTAGAAAATGCTAGTGCAACTAAAGGTACTTTTTCGAGACCAATAAGTTTCAATAAAAATGAATTAATTAATACTCCTATATCTAATACTATTTCTGGGGCATCATTAGATTACTTCGCAACTACTTTTTCATCTTCAGGTACTATTGGTGCAGGTTCTTCAACAGGTACATGGACTCAAACAGTAGTAGGCAGCCCTATTTCTTATGGATTTAATGAAAAAGATTACTTACCATTATATAATAACGGTGCTGACGTTTCTGAAGGAAAGGGAGGATTTATATTAATGAATGGGTTTACCACTAAAAACTTTAGTTCTCTAGAAAGATTTAATCCTTCTTACTATCCACATGGCGCACCTACTACAGGCACTGCTATCATTTCTACGGCAGGAACTGCTGGTCAAAATGATGCGTTGTTGGGTTCACAGGCTTTAGCTAATTCATACGTTGATGCTGGCGCAGCTGATAATTCTATCGTAACACAAGCATTCCCTATAACACAAGAAACTGGAGCGGCGTTTGCTGGTGTTGGCTTAACAAGTGGTTTCTTTTTAGCTTCGGGTTCTAATCCATTCTTATCTACTGATGGTCTAACACAGAAAGGTTTTATAAAAACTGTAGTTTCCGGTACTGACTACACTAATTGGAACAAACGAGAAAACATTTTCTGTTCTGCTAAAATTTTAAGTATACCAGATTTTGATAGACAGACAGATTTAGC